TTTTCATTTTTATATTTAGAATCAATACTATCAATCTGTTGTGTTATTATAGAATTATCCATTATTTATAATAATATATTATATAAATTTGATATTTTAATTGTATTTAAAAATATAAATTAAAATATGAAAACATTTTTATTAGTGGATACAAGTTATTCTGTATTTTATAGATTTTTCGCAACAAAACGATGGTATTCTTTCTCAAACTCGGAAGATAAATTTCCAGAGGATTATAATTGGGATGAGAATGAATTGTTTAAAAAAATGTATATTAAAAAATATCTAAGTTCTTTTTCTGATATTATAAAAAAATATACGATTGATAAAGAAAATATATTATTTGTTAAAGATTGTCCTCGAAAAGATATATGGAGAAATGAATTTTACAAGGATTATAAATCTGGCAGGACAAAAACAAATTCTATAGGAAACTTTTTTAAAGATACCTATACACTTATAAAAGAAAACTCTTATAAACTGATAGAATATGATAAATTAGAAGCCGATGATTGTATATACCTTACTAAAGAATATTTGCGAAAAACGTATCCTAATAGTAAAATTATAGTAATAACCAGTGATGAAGATATGTTACAACTGATAGATAATAATACGTTTCTGTATAATCTAAAAAATAAATGTTTAAATACTAAATCTACTGGAGATCCTAAATTAGATTTAGAACTAAAAATTATATGTGGAGATAAATCGGATAATATATGCCCTTGTTTTAAAAGATGTGGACAAAAAACTGCAACAAAGTTATATAATAATAAATCGTTATTATTAGATAAATTTAAAGAATTTCCTGATTCATTAGAAAAGTATTCATTAAATAGAATGTTAATAGATTTAAATAATATACCTAAGGAATTTATAGGGCCATTTAATACTTATTTATTAAGTTTTAATTTATAGGTTATTTTAAAATTTACATAATTATGAAAATCTATTAACATATAATAATCTATAATAACGTACAACAAGATCGGTTTTTTTTTGTTTGAGTAATCTGTGATTTACGTATATCTATAGAACTTTTTACACCATATATTTTTTTACCTTCTAAAGATTTTTTGACATAATTATCGTATATTAATTCTGCCAGAGTATTAAAAAGTTTATCTACATTCTCTCCACTCTTAGAACTAGTTTCTATATATAACATACTATTATCTTTACAAAAAGATGTTACTTCATCTAAACTTTTTACTCTTATATTATTTAAATCCACCTTATTTCCACTGACAATAACTGTTGTATTTTTAGAACAATAATACTCAACGTCATCTATCCATTGTTTTAATGACTCATAACTCTGTAAATTCGTTAAATCATATACAATAATAACTCCTGCAGCTTCTCTATAATAGGATCTTGTTATTGATCTAAAACTTTCTTGTCCAGCAGTATCCCATATTTGTAATTTTATATTGATTTTCTTACCATCCCTATCTAATTCTATTTTTTTTGATGCAAAATCAACACCTATAGTCATACAATATGAATTATCAAATATTCTGCCTGTAATTCTATTCAATAATGCGGATTTACCACAGTTTGCGTTACCTACAATAATAACTTTAAAAATTAATGTTTCAATTTGTTCCATATAATATTATAACATTAATTTTTTAATATAATAATATGGAAAGATAAGAGTTATTATATAAAAAATAAATATACATAACGATCCGTATAACAGATGTTTTAGCTCTAATTTGTTCATTATTGCTAAAAATAATCCAGATGTTATACTACTTTTACATCAATTAGATACAAAAAAAATTATTGTTAGATAAGTATATTTTTATAATACTGTTAGTAATTAATTTTCTTTATTTTTTTATTTAATTTTTTAATTTTGATTACCTGTCTTAAAATCAAATATTCATATGTATTTTTAGGATAATTACCATCGTCATCAAATATTATATGTCTCCCACACCAAGGAACATTGGCGGCTCCTACTCCTGTATTTTTAATAAATGTATAATTACTGGTATAATTGTTCATTATTATTATCATTTAATGATAAGAATTTTATCAAATTTAAATTTGATAAAATTATATAAAGTTAATACTATAATTTAATATTTATATAAAATTATAATATTAAATTATAATATTAAATTATAATATAATGTTAGAATTTATTTTGATAGGACTAGGAGCAATAGGATTTACATTTTGGTATAGCTATGAAAAATATATGTCTAGGAGACGTTATATAATCTCCCCACCTATTATTGATAGAATACCACAACATACACCTCAAGAAAATGAATATATTCCATCAGTTATGGATTATCGTTCTGTTCATACAGCCGAAAACGATGAAGTTCCCCCCAAATATGAAGAAATTAATTTATATAATTAATTTTATATAATTAAGTTATAAGGATTCTATCCTATAGATTTTTCTAGTTAAAAATCTAATATAGTTAGTATTACTATGATATCTTCCCTTTTCCTTTCTTAATGTAAAACTTTCTAAATTAGATAACTTAGATGTTTTTCCTTTTGTTTTTCTTATTTGTTTATTTAACCCATCTTGTTTTTCATTCACACTATATAATAAAGATTTATAGTACTTGATACGTTCTATTTTAAAGTTGTGTTGTTTACACTGTTCTTTATTTTTTTCTAACATTTAATAGTATTAGAAATTAATCTTTAAATTAATAAAATAGTTGTACTAAAAAGAATATTTATTAAATAAATAATAAATATTTGATTTTATATTGTTTATATATTTTACAATTTAATTTCAATTAAATGTCCAATAACAATTTTAATTTAGAAACAATTGACCCATCATTGTTTCATATAGAAGATGTTTTAAACGACAATGCCTGTTTTTATAGAGCTTTTGCTAATTGTATCCATTATATATCTGGAAATGATCATTTAGATAAACTTAAAGTATTAGAAAATTATGGCGAATTAAAACCTATTGAAAATGTTTATGAAAATATATTATGGGGGTATAGTGGGGAATCTCAAGAAAATCTAGCACGATATTTACAGGCAATCGCGTATAACTGGATTATAGAAAATATTTCTAAACATCTGGATGAATATAATATGAGTATAGATATAATGGTTTGTTTAATACACGATATAAATATGGATGAATATATCGGTCGATATAAATATTTTGCAGGAGATAAAGTTATTAGTAAAATAGATACTGGAAAGATATATAAATCGGGTAAAAAAAAGGGAAAACCTATTTACTCAAATGATGAATTAGATGAACGTTGGGGAGGAACACCTGAACAAATCGCACTAAGTGAGCATTATAATATACCTATTATAATATTAACTTCGCAGAAATATGATATTAAAAAAAATAAAATAATAACAGGAAAAATAAGAAATAATAAACCTGAAAAAAATGTAAGATTTAGATTAGTTCAAATAATTGGAGAAAGATTTCTTACCACAACTCCTCCAATATATATACTTTGGAAAAAAACAAATAAATTAGGTCATTATATGAGTTTATATCAAAAATCAATAGATACTATTATTTATTAGGAACCAATTAATAACTAAACCAAAATAGTCTTATATAAAACAAGTATTAATATAACCATATTTAAATAAGCACTTATTAACCATAAAGGCACATTAATAATATCAGGATTTTTATAATTTAATACAGGGTTTTTACTATCTAATGATATCACGATAGATTCTCCTATTAATGTTAATAAACTAAATACTATCCATACACCTATTATTTTTTTTTTCTCTTTCACACTTTCATTAGAAATATTTAAATATATTAGTACTAAAATGATAGTAATTGGTAAACAATATTTCGTTTCTATAAAACAAAATAAATTTAATGTATTTAATCCTAATAAACATAATTTTAAAAGAGTATCATTTTTAAAAAATTCTATTAACATTATTATAAATATAATATTATAAACATAATATTTAAATATGATTTATTTAATTCTTTATATTATTAAATAAATGTCTTTTTCTAAAGTTAAAATAGTAAAAAAATTTAAAATAAAAAAAAACATTACATTTGATATTGACCCAATAACCAACTCAGAACTCATCTCTACAATAAAATCGGGACCGGACCCTATTATCGAATCTAAATCTATTGTAAACTCTAAAACAAATATTTCTGTAGATTTAGATAAAATTCCTATTGATCATTATATTGGATTAATACTGATAAAAGCCAATGGTCTTGTTAAGACGAAAAAAATTAAAGACTCTAAAAAAAAAATATTCTTAAATTTGACCCATATATATTCTGCGTTAAATTCTATACCTATTCATAAATTATCAAATGATTTATTAGATGAAAATTTTAAATATAAAAAATATATTCGAACCCTATTAGATAATGACTATTCTATAAAAAATAGACATATTTTAGGAATAAAATTATTTAAAACATATGGAAATTATCATATATATTGTGTTATTATAAACACAAACAAATCATTAACTATTACGGGAGAATTAAAATCTAACTATAATTGGAATAGAATTTTTGATTTTTATTATAGGGATCCCAATAATCTGGATCCTACGCAAAATGATGTTTATAAAAATGTATGTAAAAATGGACCTATTTCAAAAATTTATAATAACAAAGAAAAATATTTACCAGATTATATTAAGGATTATACGATATATTATAAAGATATTCTTAATGTTTTACAACACTTTAATTTTGTGGTCTAATAATAATTAATTTTTTATGGTTTAAGAATTATAGTTATTAATTCTTGGGGTGGTGACCAGAAATACCGTGTGCTGTATTAATCGGTAAACCAACCGATAAATCAAATAATCCTAATAATCCCAAATTATCTCGAGGAAGTGCGTGAATTGTAGGATTTTGATAGGGAAGTACATTTCTTTTTCCAGCAGATGAATTAATACCATAACATTGTTTCCCATTTTTTTTTATATATTTTATACCATTTGTATCCCATATATTATATATTTTATTACAAGGAAATGGGTTCATATTTGTAAGTTCATTGGGGGGTATCCACTTATTTCTTATAAAATAGGGATTAATCCGCAAATTTTTATAATTCTTAATAAGAGAATGTTCTAATTCTGTATGATTTAGTAAAGATACATTTAAATCTCCATTATCATTATATCGATGTATGTAATTTATATATTTATTATCTAAATAGTCTACTATTATATTACATACTAGTCGCGTCTTACTGTTATGATCTCTTTTATTATAAATAAAAAAATCAATATCAAGTTTAAAATTTTTCTCAATATCTAGTTCAATTAATACTGTGTTATACTCCATTACTATAAAATCCATAGTCGTTAATTCATTCACATAATTTATAATAGGAACCAGTATACAATTTATTTTTTCTTTAATGGCAGTACTGAGTGTCCCAGGTATAAATCTAACACGTTTATCTAATTTACCAAATGTAGGATTACCAAATGTAGGATTACCAAATGTAGGATCATTATTATGATCCATATTACTTATAGTATCAAGTGCATTATCTAGTGTTAGTATAGGTTGATGTATTATTTGATTATTATAAGTATCTTTTATCATTGTTGACCTAGGTTTATAAAGACTATATATTAAAAAACTTAATAAAATAATAAAAATTAAAGTGGTTAACATTTATTATACTATTAGATATTTAATTAATTAATAATTTTAATAATAAAGAAATTGCTATTAAATGACCAATACTTTCTAAAGGTTTCACACCAGATACTGTATTTACCAAATACGTATTCCATAGCCATTTTCCTAATAACAATAGTAATAATTGTGTAATAATCACACTAAAAATCATAGCAACAAGTTGATAATTAGTTAGCATTTTAATATTTTCTCTAGATAATTCTTTAGTATTAAATGTCTCTTTATTATTGCGATTATTTAATAATAGTTTGAAAACAGATGCCTCAATCACTTTACTCATATACTATAGTATAATATAATAATTTTTAAAAATTATATTTGTCTATATAATTAATCACTATCTGACAAGAAGCCTCCCTGCGAAGATTCTGTATTAATTTGTGGATTCGAATCCTTTTTAAAATTAGTATCTATAGCTAACTCTTGAGCATTATCTTTTTCTAATACTGATTTACAACATTTTTCTAAATCTTGTTTAATTTTTTTATAATTTTTTATTCGAATTGTCCAACCTTTAACTTCTGGTGTCCACCAACCTTTATATTTTTTAATAATGTGTTTTTTATCAAATGTATCACCTGTTAAAACACATCCGTTTGGATGTTTTGTTAAAACTATACTCCCTTGTTTAATATTAATACTTTTAGTAGGTTGTGTGGGAGATTTATTTTTTCGTATTATCACCTTTTTCTTTGTTTCATTTGATTCGCCAGATTCTAACTTAGTTAATCTAGATTCTATTTCGTCTAAACGACTTAGTATTTGACTCAATGTTTTTTCCATTATATTAATAATATAATTATATTATTATTATAATTATCAAATTTAATTATTATTAAATTGTTTCATTACAATTGACCCTATTTTATGATAATCTTTTTTAGAATCTGTATAAATTTTACACAACGTCTTTTGTTTACTGGTTAATTTTTTGTTTTTTATACATAAGTTACTTAATGTATTAAAATTATCCGAATTTTCTTCACTATAATTTTTTTTAATGTAAATATAACTATAGATAAATAAAAAGCCTATTAAAAGAAGCGCTATAAATGTAGTATTAAAAATCATTTTTTTTATAAATCCAATTATAACACATAGTATGGCAATTATTAGAAACATAAAAATAATATATTTACTATAGTTATTATTAGAAGCAAAAAATAATTCATTAAATAATTTAGGTATATATAAAATGTTATTTATATCCATTATTATAGATATAGAAAATTCTATATCTATAATAATTAATTATTATTATATCAAAAATAATTAATTATATTTTTGGAATATTTATTGATAATCCTCTATATCTTAATTCTAACATAATCCATTCTTTTTAAAGCTTCCCATACACGTTGTAAAAATTTTAATTCTTCTATTTTTGGCTGTATTAAATCTCCCGCTAATTCAAGCAAATCATGATTATTTTTTCCTCCATAATTTAATGCATTTAATAATCGAATTGCATAAGAAAAACAATCATTTTTATCTTCTAATTGTGCACGAGATGAGCTAGTACTTAAAAATTTATAATCAGTATGTTCTTTACCACTTTTCTTCATTTCTGTATTCAGCACTTTATCCCATTTAGAATCTGTTAAGTCTGATTCTAAAGGAACAACCAAACAGTGTTCCCAATCAGAACTCTTATCTATTAAATAAGAATTCCAAAAATTATATATCTTATTTTCACTGTTACTTATACCCACGTGTAAACTATCTTCTAACCCTAATGTATTTTCTAAACTAAAATCAGTAAAAGAACCTTTTATTAATAAAGATCTTTTCTTAGATTTAGAAATAGGATTATTTATATGCGTCCATACTAAATTGGAGGATTTATCTATTTTTATTAATTCATCCCTATCTGGATAATATTCTAAATCATTATTTTTAGTGTAATATCTATACTCTACATCATTTATAGTATTTTGGAAAGTATATATGGTGTTATCTCCACCATATTGTATATAATTATATAATAATTGTTTACCCAATTTACTATTAATATTAACGTAATCTCCTGATAATGGATTATATATTTTCGAGTACATTTATAATAAATAGATATTTAATTTATGTAATTATTTAATTTAATACCCATATTTAAGAAATAAATATGGATATTATCTATGTATTTAATCTGTACAAAAGATATTATTAAAAACAGTATTATATGGAATAATTCATTCGAACTTCTTAGTTTAAAAGAACGCGATATCATTAAAAAATATCTCTATTTAAAAGATAAAAAATTAGCACTATGTAGTTTTATACTCCAGCGTTATTGTTTACATAAAAAATTTAATAAACCTATTCAGGAATTTATAATTAAAAAAAATAAGTAGGGTAAACCCTATGTTAAAAATTTTGAGTATAATATTTCACACGACAATGAAATTGTTATAATAGACTGGAATGATACACTACCAATAGGTATAGACATTGTTTATATTAATCGACCTATTAATATAGAATCATTTAAAACGTGTTTTACAAAAAATGAAAATGAAATTATAAAAAAAAAGAAGATTTATTAAAACTATGGGGTTTAAAAGAATGCTATATTAAAGCGGTTGGTAAAGGATTAATGATCAATTTAAATACTATAGAGTTTAAATTCGAAGATAGAATAAAAATTTACGTAGAAAATAAATTACAAAAAGATTGGTATTTTGATATAATTAAATATAAGGATTATTGGATTAGTAAAGCTTTAGAGAGACCTTTCAAACTAGATGTAAATGATATAACAAAAATTAGTTTAGAAATTATTTTAGGAAAGACTAAATAATGCTTGATAATTCATCCATTTTAATTCGTTTTCACTATAAATATCATTTCGGTTCATCTTCATAACCCACTCATATAACGCATTTTCAAAATATTCTTTCATAATAGTTATATATAATACCTTATGTTTAATTAATTATAATTAAAATTTTGTACTATAATTAGAAAATTAATTATAATATAAATTTTGTAATATAACGAGAAAATTAATTATAATTTAACACTAAATTTAATCTATAGAAAGGATACTACTCCATATCCCAAGGGTAAACAACCCATTGGTCACTTATCTTTTCCCCAACAAAATAATGTTTATAATCCTTTATTTCTTTATTTTTAATTTTATTTTTATCGTGAATAACGAAAACACTAAAATTAGTTAACTCATTCTCTCGTTGTAATTTATTAATACAAAAATTCAGTGTAGTTCCTGTATCATTAATCTCATCTACAATTAGGACATTCTTATTTTTAAAATTCGTTGATAGCCACTGAACAATTTCGATTGTGTCATTTAAAGTGTCTTTATCATTATATAATTTAACACTTATAACATATATAGGTTTGTCTATGTATATTCGTAATATTCTTGCTGGTATTAAACCTCCGCCTCCTATTGCAATTATTACATCAATATCACATTGATTTTTAATTTCTAATGAACTATTTTTAATAAGAGTATGTATTTGTTTGTATGAATACAATAATTTGTTACTAGTAATGGACATTATTTATAGATAATTATTTACTTATAAATAATTATAATTCTTTAACTGTATACTATATTTTTCTGAATAATATTTAACAATTTTTGTTAAGTAATAATCTATGCGGAACACATTTCACAATCATCTGTTTTTTCTGGTTCAATTGTAAATTGCTGCGCTCTCGCGACCGCTTTTGTTCTTAAATAATACATACCTGTTTTTAATCCTTTAGAAAACGCGTACATATGCATACTCGATAATTTACTAAAATCAGGATTTTTAAGAAATAAATTTAAACTTTGTGACTGACATACATAGATACCTCTATCTGCGGATTGGTCAATAATTGCTTTCTGTGACAAATCCCAAGCTGTTTTATATAAATTCTTGATAACATCAGGAATATTTTCTATAGTTTGAATAGTTCCTCCGTTGCTAATAATTTGATTTTTAAGTGTATCATTCCATAATTCTAACGCAATTAGATCATTTAATAAATACTTATTAACAATAACATAGGTTCCTGCCAGAACACTGCGAGAATATATATTCGATGTAATTGGCTCTATACACTCGTTATTACCTAATATTTGACTGGTAGATGCGGTTGGCATAGGAGCTACCAATAAACTATTTCTAACACCATTTTCACATATATCCTTACGTAACTTATCCCACTGAAAAACTATTCCAGGAACTTCTGTTAGCGGTTCTTTATTCCATAAATCAAACTGAAATTTTCCTTCAGATAATGGAGATCCTTTAAACGATGAATAGGCGCCCATATACTTATCTTCTTTTTGTTCTAAATCAGTACTATAAAGTTCTTCATCTATTGGAAGAACTTTATTCTCATATTCAGTGAGCAGTATTTCTTCATTGTTTAAATTCGTATATAGAGATTTACTACTCCCTGTACACCAATCATAAATATTGTTTTTTACTGATCGATATTCATTCGCTTTCCGGTAAGGTGTATTTATTATTTTTCGTAATTCTTTTATTTTAAGCATAATTGGTTTTCGCAATTTAGAGATAGATAAAGATTCTTCTAAAGATGCGTAATATATAGTGGCAAATATTTGTTTATTTAACAAAATCGCCTCTTTCGAATCAAACGCGACACGCATTAAAAAATACACATCTGCTAACCCCTGGACTCCTATACCTATTGGACGATGTAATTTATTAGAATATCTTGTTTCTGGAACTGGATAATGATTAATATCTATTATTTTATTTAAATTATATGTTAATAATCGAACTGTATCATATAATTTTTTAAAATTAAATTTAGGCTTAAAAAACACAAATAATTCACTAAAGCCTCCGATATATTCTATATTATCACAGGTATTATTGCCAGTAGCATATTCTATAAATATTTGAGGTACTGTTTTAATTTCGATATCTTTAGATACTATATTAAGCATATTATCGAATTGATTTCGATTCTCAATAAAATCTAACTCAGTATAATTTATACCTAAATTTTTGAGATATGTTTTAGCATATTTGCAAAATATACAATCTGATTTAGTAAATAAAGTAATCTTAGCAATTTGTTTATAATCATAATCTTCTATAAAAGATGGTAATCCCAATGAGCCCAATGTACAACACGCATATTGTTCTTCATCCGAATATTCTATAATTTCAGTACACAAATTAGAACTTTTAATAGTTCCAATATTTTTCTGATTTGATTTCATATTACACGCATCTTTGTATAATATATAAGGTGTTCCTGTTTCTATTTGAGCTATAAGAATTTTTTCCCATAATTCTTGCGCTGGTATTTTTTTTATAATATATTTAGGGTCTGATTCATACTTAGTATACAATTGTTCAAAGTCTGATCCATACACATCACTAAGTCCCTTTGCTTTATTTGGACACATAAGTGACCATGTTTCATTATTTTTTACCCTTTTCATAAATAAATCCGAAATCCATAATGCGTAGAAAAGGTCTCTAGCCCGGGCTTCTTCATCCCCGTGATTTTTTTTAGCCTCTAAAAAAGTTTCTATATCTGCGTGCCAACAAGATAAATAAATAGCAAAAGAACCATTTCTTTTACCAGATTGATTTATGTGTTTGGCAACACTGTTTAACACTTTTAACATTGGAATAATACCATTACTTTTACCATTTGTACTCTTAATATACGAATTAAATGCTCTAATATTATGCGCCCATACTCCTATACCTCCTGCCCATTTAGATATTTTGGCACAATCACTAACACATTTATATATACCATCTACAGAATCTTCCATACCTAATAAAAAACAGCTCAATAACTGGGGAAATTTTGTCCCACTATGAAATAAAGTTGGTGTGGCATGAATAAAATGTTTATTAGACATATATCGATACGTTTCAACAACTTTTTCGATATGGTCCCCGTGTATACCTAAAGCTACCCGCATTATCATATGCTGAATCCTTTCTATAATTTTACCATCTATATTAATTAAATATGCCTTTTCCAATGTTTTAAATCCAAAATAATCAAATAAAAAATCGCTTTCATAATTAATTTCTGAATTTAATTTTTCTTTATTATTTAATATTGTAGTGTATACATCTTCAGATATTAATGAATTTATATCTCCAAATTCATCCTTATTATTATATAACAAATATGCGGTTTCTGAAAAAGAGGGTGATGTTAATTTATGATTATTAGATATTATTAACCTTGATGCTAGAATACCAAATTGGGGATGTGTTGTTATTTGAGACGCACATATTTGAGCACCCAACTCATCTAGTTTATAAGTTTCTATACCTGAATATAATTGTAGTATTATTTTTTGTGATATTGGTATAACATCTATACTAGCCAGTTTAGGTTCTTTATCACATAATGACTGTAATCTAAATAAAATTTTATCAAATGATATTTGTTGAAAGGAACCATTTCTTTTTTTCACATTCATATTAATTATACTTCTCATATTATCTTTAATACAATAATATAGTAATTTTATTTCTGTTCGACAAAAAGAGTAAAGGTTTTGGTTGGCCCATCATTGGCTTTAATGGTAATAGTTGACTCGCCTATCCAGTCATAAGATGTACCAGTTCCTGAAAAATTAGTAATGGTTCTATTAGTTACCGTAATGTTCCCGGCAACAAAATTTGAGGTTGGTTTACTAATTGTGAAAGCCAAATCAATCGTAGTATTACTGCTGAGTGGCGTGGCGATACTTGTAGTGCGCGTGCGTGCGCGTGCTTTATAAAAAACTGGTTTTTAGGATTTTTTATAAGAGCTTTTTTCCTCATCAACTTTAGCTTCAATAATATCTTCTTTCTTTTCGCCATCAGTTACTCCAAAAGAAAACCCCGAAACAGCCTGTGCGAGTGCTGGGCGAAGCTCGTCAATCATATCTTGAGTAGCTCTGTCTGGTGCCTTTGTCCCCGATTTATTCCATAACATTAGCAGGATGGCAGCAGCTACACCAGCGTGATCCGCAGCCGCATCAGCATCCTCGTCACTAGTGTGGCATCCATTCATAAAAAAACTCATTAATAAAATTCCTATAATCTCAAACATTTATATCATATACACAGAAAATAAATTTAAATTAAATCAACGACAGTAGGAGAGTTAATGCTTTATTAATAAATTTAATACAGTTTTTGTTACAGTTAAAGGCGTGTTATTTATAAGTATATTAAATTTTGTAGAGTCTATTATATTTTTTATATCTAATAACCATTCTTTTAATATAGTTTTAAACAAATCCTTAAAATCATATGGATAATAGTTTATATTTCCAAATAATTTATAATAACTACATTTTTTAGGAAAATACCGCGTACTTAATCTCGCCTTTTATTTTTTCATTATAGGCCACGTGCAGATTATCCTTCGAATCAGTCACTAATGAACTTGTTCCCCATTTTTCTCCGGGTGAATCGACTGTGGTTGGGGTGCTCCATAAAGAGCTGCCGTCGTCAGAGGTCGCGTACTTAAGCTCGGCATTGGTGGCGTCAAAATAGGTCACGTGCAGCTTATCCTTCGTATCAATCGCTAATGAATTCCACAGGCCAACATCGCCGGATGAATCGACTGTGGTTGGGTTGCTCCACCGCCCGGCGGCGGTGTCATAGGTCGCGTACTTAAGATGGGCTGTGGGAGGACAGGCTCGATAGGTCACGTGCAGATTATCCTTCGAATCAACCACTAATGAACTATACCCCTGCTCATCCGCCATCGCCGCCGGATGGAAGGGGTCCCACGGGAGATTGATTTCCAATACAGTGTCGTTTGAATCGAGTGTGGTTGGGGTGTCCCATGAAGAGGTGGTGGTGTCATAAGTCGTGTACTTAAGCTCATCTTTGGTCAGGTCATAATAGGTCACGTGCAGCTTATCCTTCGTATCAATCGCTAATGAACTATACTGGCCATTGCCGTTTGAATCGACTGTGGTTGGGGTGCCCCATATCCCAAGGGTGGCGTCATAGGTCGCGTACTTAATCTTGCCATTGGTGTAGTCATTATAGGTCACGTGCAGCTTATCCTCCGAATCAATCGCTAATGAAATACCGTCGTAGCCGAGAGCTGAGGTTGCGGATGAATCGACTGTGACTGGGGTCGTCCATGAAGAGCTGCCGTCGTCATAGGTCGCGTACTTAAGACGGCTTACTTCGTTTTGATAAAAGATCACGTGCAGCTTATCCTCCGAATCAACCGCTAATGAAGGATTGGTGCCCAGAGCCATCGGCGGCCCACCCCCGACCACACTGATTGGGGTGCTCCATAAAGAGCTGCCGTCGTCATAGGTCGTGTACTTAAGAGCGGCACTGCCAACCTGGACATTATAGATAACGTGCAGCTTATCCTTCGAATCAACCGCTAATGAAGGAAGTTTGATCGTAAATTTATCACCGTGTCCGTCGATCGTTGTCAACTTCCACTCTCTCTCTTTCTCTTTCTCTTTCTCTTTCTCTTCCTCTTTCTTCCCCGATATCATCAAGACCATTGCCAGGAGGAACGCAGCTACAGCAGCCGCATCATCCGTAGCCACATCATCATCTTGGTCACTAGTTTGACATCCATTCATAAAAAAAATCGTTAATAAAATTCCTATAATCTCAAACATTTATATAATATACACACAGAAAATAAATTTAATTTTAATTAAATCAACGACAGTAGGAGAGTCAATGCTGTATTAATAGATTTAATACAGTTTTTTGTAATAGTTAGAGGAGTATTATTTATAAGTATATTAAATTTTGTGGAGTCTATTATATTTTTAATCTGTTTTTTTTTTATATCTACTAACCATTCTTTTAATATAGTTTTAAACAAATCCTTAAAATCATATGGATAATAGTTGGAAACATAGACTAATTTTAAACTAATATTTTTATAATCTATATTTTTATAAATTTCATTTATATTTCCAAATAATTTATAATAACTACATTTTTTAGGAAAATAATTAACGATACAATTGGTTTCTTGTAATATCATATGTTTTATAAAAAAATTATTATCAACATAATCTAAACTATAACTAGGATATAATAATTTATTAATAAAAGCTACATTTTTTTCGATGATTGTATAAATTGAAAGGAATTCATCGATTTCTAGGTTTAGAAGTAATGTTCCAAATTGTATTTCTGTTTTTCCATTATTGTAAAAAATTGTTAAACTCTTTTTCTGTTTATTATGATTATCAATTAATAGTTTATTGTTATTCATAATTGTCAAATCATCTACAGTAATTGTTATTTCATTATTAATAATAACATTATATTCTATGGATTTCAGAACCCATTTTGATCTTATATAATTATCACTATATAAATTTATTTGTATTTTATCAATACTTACTGACGTTTTTTTAATATAATTTTTTTTTATATAACTATTAATTAATTTATTTGTATTTTTTTTTTTTACTATGAAACTTTCAGATAAATCTAGAGGAAATTCTATATTAGATGAATTCTCTTCTATAACACTGTTATCAGTGTCACTATCATCCATTATAGTGTTACTTAGAATATCATCAACATTATATTTCTTACATTTTTTTTTTCCAATATAGCTATTAATAAGAGTACTAGAAATTTCGTTTAATAATTCTATATGTTTTTTAGTAATTGTTTTTTTTTTTATATATTTATTTAACGATAAATATATTTTGTGGCTTGTTGTTTCATACATATTTAATTCTACATTATCAACAAATAAGCTATTTTTATTAAACTTATAAATTACACCATCTGTTTTTAATATTATTTTTTTGTAATTTTTAACATATAAATAAGTACATTTTATATAATCGGTATGAACTAAATTTAACCCAGATACGTGTAAACATAAATTATTAAAATTCTTAAAACTTATTTTCATATTATTAGCACTAACAATTGGTATAATAGGATTTTTTTCTTCAGCATTATATTTGTCATACAATAATTTAAAATTATCTATTAACCCTAATAATACCTCTAAATTCTCTATTATTTTAATATTTATACTATCTACAGATAAATACACTTGTTTTTTATATACAATCGATATATTATATAATTTTATAAAATTATATAAAGGTGTTGAAAAATAAATAAATTTTATGGATAATTTATAATTATTTGAGTTTTTATAAATTACAACCCCGTTTAATTTTATAGTACTAGTATTAAAATGTATTGAAATATTTTTAATAATAATTTTTTTGTTTTTTAGTATATAATTTATTATTCTATCTGTTAAATTTAAACCATCCTCTATATATTTTTCTATATTATTTATTTTGGAATAAATAATTTTACATAATACTATTGTATCTATATTTTCAATAGATTCATCAATATTAATTTTTAAATTGTCAATATGATGTACTGCTATATTTTTTTCAGGGTAATATAATAATCTGTATATATCTATATCTATCGATTTAATATTTTTATTTTCAAATTTATCCAGATAGATTTTTTTTATTAAAATATCTAAATTTTTATTAAAATGTAGATAGATAGAACTATTTTCATACTTAGTACTTAATTTCTTTAGTTTTTTTTTTAATAAATGATTCACTAACCTAAATCCTATATATTTATATATAAAATATAATATATAGAATATATAGTGTAATATAAGTAATAGCATACTACTATTAAAAAGGATTATTTATTTAAATATTTATTATTTAAATAAATAAATTTAGTATATGCAATTTTTATTAAATACAATATATATATAATGTCCAATATACATCCGCGTTTCAGAATGGAGATTCGGTAATAATAACACCAGAAGTATTAGATAAATTTAGCAAAGTATGTTGTTTACATTGTGATAGGAAATGTACATATTGAAAAAGGGAAACTAACAATAGAAGTTAGCGAACCTGAATGTTCTAAATGTAATTTAGGTGATGGTGAATTTGTAGACGATAATGTATATATTGAATGTCATAAATTACAGTGTAAAGAAGATTATATTATAAATAAAAAAACATAGAGATTTGAGGAGAACTAAATTATTAACAGATTTTTTTTAGTTCTAAACAACAAGAACTAAAAAAAAATCAGGAACTAACATTTGATGAATGGTATATAGAAACACATCCTCATTAATTATATTTCTGTATATTTCTGTATATTATATAAACGTATAGTTTCTTCTATAATTAAATATGTATTATGTATATTTAACTTCACTATATACAAACCATATACATTAAAAAGGATTATTTATTTTTTCGCAAATTATATTTAAATCCTTTGTTCCATATTTTTGTTTAAAAATCGTTAATAATACATTAAATAAATTTTTTAACATAACACAATCACTTAGGGCACGATGATCCTGTTCCAACCCGATATTAAAGTATTTTGATAATGATTTTAAACTAAAATAATTTAATTCTGGGAGAAGTAATTGAGCCATTCGGTAAGAGTCTATAAAATTAATTAGGGACAGATCAACTAGGTCGAATCCATATTTACCAAATGTAAATTTAAGAAACAATTTATCAAACGCATCATTATTATGGGCAATTAGATATAATTTATTATTAAAATTAATATCAAACATATAAATATAGTCATGGAACAGCTTAATACCATCTATTGGATCTAATCCTTCTTTTTCCAATAATTCGTTTGTTATACCCGTTAGTTCAGTAATTTTATTTGATAATTTTTTTTTAGTATTTAGTAGAACATTAAAAGTATTTCCATAATTATCAATTGCTCCTATTTCGATTATATCATCATTATAGGGGTTGAGTCCAGATGTTTCAAAGTCATATATGATATAGCGAATACCCTTATGTTTTTTAAGTTGATTTCTTGTTAGCATTTTACTCATTGATATTTTATACTTTAAAACATCAAATTAATTATTATTAAATTCCCCCACATTAATTAATTTATTATAATTTAATAAATAATCTTTTTCCCCTATATCTTTTCGATTTAATTGCTCGATAGTATTTAAAATAGGTTGATCTAAATAGATCCCTTCTTTAATCTTATCCATAATTTTAGAATTAATTTCTAATTCTTGTATAAGATCTCGGTTATTCTGATATTTATATGAGCTATTAGGAATTTGTAATAGTTTTAATAGATATTTTAATTTACTTGGATAATTATCTATAACACGATTTATTATTATATTATTTTCTTTCACTAATCTATTAATACAATAATCGCTTAATTCTTTACTTGTGTTATCGTTCATTTCAGTAAATTCTACCGCATAGGCCAAATATAAATTAGATAATATATCTGCCATATCAGCAGAAATGGATTGGTTTTTTTTAATATCACCGCCTAATAATGCAACAAAATTGTTTAAACAACTAAATAGAATAGTCTGTTTTTGTAGACTAGGTAAATATACATTTAAATTAAATAAAGAACTAAAATATTTTAAAACCATATCTTTAGCTATACCATTAAAATTCTTTTTAAAATCGTCTATATTATTGGTCACAATAGAATCATATAATTTATAGATATAAGGATGACTTTTATTTAATCCTTGTCCATAAATAATAAGGTTACGTGTTAATACATTGCTACCTTCGACCGTTATCCCAATAGGCGTTAACCTATGATATTTCTCAATAAAATTATTTTCTCCTAAACATATTGCACTTCCACCATATATATCTACACCATCATTTATAATATTTCTAGCACGATCCGTTGTCTGTTGTTTCATAATGGCGGATATAATTGCAGGTTTTTCGCCCTTATCTAGAATATGGTTAGTTAAATCAATTCCACACTGTATTAACCAGGTATTATATACCATATCCGCCAGTTTATTTTGGACACCCTCCATTTTAATTAATGGCATATTAAACTGTTTCCGATGTTTTGAATAATTATAAATACAATACGTAGTCATTTTGGAAGAAGCATTAGCAGCTGCTGGTAAAGATATACCCCGTCCAACCGCTAAACATTCCATTAACATCTTCCATCCATTACCTGCGTTTGATTCGCCTCCAATTATAGTATCTAGTTCTACTTCTAAATCTCCTTTTAATGTTCCATTTGGAAATCCTGCGTTTAAAGGATTATGATGAGTGAGCTGTTTCAATCCGGGGTGATCTTTTTCTAAAAGTACCAGTGTTGTTCCTGTTGATCCTTTTTGTAATAAATTATCAGGGTCTTCTAAATTAAATGCTATGCCAATAAAATTAGAAACAGGAGCTAATGTAATATATCTTTTATTTATAGATAATTTTACTATGCGTTTTCCGTTTTTATTAGTAAGAACTCCTTTATCAATATTACCTAAAGCATCTGAACCATTATTGGGACCTGTTAAACCAAAACAAGGAATTAATTCACCTGTTGCAAGTTTTGGTAAGTATCTATTTTTTTGCTCCTCTGTTCCATAATGAACCAATAATTCACCAGGTCCTAGAGAATTTGGTACCATTACTGAAACACCTAGTGCTGGATTAACGGAAGCTATTTCTGTAATAATTTCGGATGTCTCCCGATTAGATATATCTAATCCTCCATATTTTTCGGGTATTACAAACGAAAAAAAATTATTTTTTCCAATATAGTTAAATAATTTTTTATAGTCTGGATTGGGATATATTTTTTTTGTTCCTACGTAATCTACTATATTTTTAATATTAGATTTATTAAACTTATATTTTTTTTTTATACGTGGTTGCAAGGTTACTTTACCTTTAAATAATTCTCTATCTATAGATACTGTTCCAGTTCTTAATGCGATTAGTTCTGTTTCAGAAATCTTTGGAACTATACTTTTGACTTTATTAAAAATGAATCTATACATATTTATAAATAATGACTGTTATTTATAAATATTTATAATTTATAAAATATTATATATATATATATGAGCTATTTAATCGGAGTATTTTTAATATTAGCATATATTGATTATGAAGAATCTCAAAAAAATCCCCAAAAAATTACGGTAAAAGAAGCGAAAAATAAAATTAAGGATGGTGCCAAGGTATTAGATGTTAGATCACCAGCAGAATATTTTATAGGGCATTATGAAAATTCTATAAATTTACCATCTGCTGAATTTACAGAAGAAAATTTAAAGGCAAAATATTTAAAAAAAAATGATACTATAGTGGTTTATTGTAATTCAGGAACCAGAGCAAGAAAAGCAGCAAAAAAATTAAAAGATATGGGTTATAAAAATGTATTTTATATTATAGAAACGTATTTATCTTTGAAATAACCCTATAGAATTAATAAACCTATAATACTTAACATACCATTTTAACGGATTGATATGGTAATTTCCCCATCTGAGATTTAATTATTTTCATTAACTCTTTTTCATTATTAGATAATACCGCATCTTCCAATGCTTCTGCTAACTGTTTTATTCGTGTTTCTTTTTCTTCATTAGATATAGGTTGTTTTTTAATTTCTCGAACGGCTTTTCTAAAAGAATTTTTAACCTTATCCATAAGTTCATATATATTATCTTCATATTCCTGTTTTTTTTCTAATTTATCCTTCACTTGTTTACTATCTAACACTTTATTTATTTTTTCATTATATTTTTTAACAGCATTCTCTTATTTTTTTTTTTCGTGTTTTGTAGATTCTTCTAGAATAGAATTTACTTCCTTTGATAATGTTTCATTTTTTTCTCTATAATGTTCCATTGTTTTTTTTATTTTTAAAATACTATCTTTTTTAATAATTTCTGTTCCTGTTCCATTTCCAGACATTATATAATAAAATAATAAAATATAATTTAAAAATAAACTAAACAGAATTGTTTGTAGGTTTACCTAAATTTAGCACATTACATAAATTCTTGTTATGTGCGGAATCTTTTGTATGCCAATAAAAATTACAGTTATTATAAATTCCATTACTATATGTCATACAATTTACTTTCTTATATTCTAATTTTTGAGTTTCGGGAAATTTAGTAGTATGCTTATTTTTACCTAATTCACCCGCAAAAAACTGGGCAAATATATCTGCGTGTGTAGATCTTTCAGGATGCCACTGAACTCCATAGAAAGGGTATTTATTGGCTTCTATTGTAGAAATAAATCGTTTACCTTTTCTATCATAATTCCAAGAAATAATCTTATATAATAAATTAAGCTGTTTACATTTTTTAAACTTATATGGAGACACACCCATCATATGATTGTTCAGAGTTATATCTTTTTTCATAAAGTCTTCTAACTTTTTAGGATTATTTTCTTTAATATACTTAATTAATCTACTATTATGTCCATCCTTTGTTAATTCTAATGGTAACATTAAATTATTAAATGAATCAAACTTATCTAAAAAATTCATATCATCCCGTCCATCAGCAATAATCATCATTTGTTGCATACCCATACAACCTCCCCATATTGGAAAATAATCATTATTATTATTAGCATTAATCGCTAACTGTACAAATTTTTTACAACATTTATAATATGCTTCTGAATTACTGGCAAAAACTCCTCCACTAGGTAAATATAGTCCATTTATTCTATTAAAATACCATTTATATCTGGTTGTATCATATGGTATTGCAATAATAGATATTCCCGCTCTTTTAAGCCAATTAATATGAGAACTGGCTATATAACCGTCTCCACAAACTTTAAAATATTTTTTTCCTGGACTTAAGGGTACTGTTATAATTCCAACATTTAATAGTGTCATATAATAATATTATAATTTATTTTTCAAAATTTTTTAAAAATTAATGGATAATAATTTGTAAAATAGAATAATATAATAGCATTTGATAATTCTTCAATTAAATCTATTGAAATATTTTTCCTTAGATTCTTAGATAATTCTATTTGTATAGAATCTATATTATATTTTTTGGAATAATGTCTAATTATATATCCTCCATTATAATATATTTTTTTATAATGGGTTAAATTTGTATTTAATCTAGGAAATACTGGAGTATTTTTAAAAAATGACGATAAACTACGATTATTATATATAAGAGAATTATTAGTATAAAATTTATTTAGATAAACAAATGTAGATTTATAATAATCTTTATAAGTCCCAATATCTTCATCTGAAATCCCATATCCAAATTGTATAAGATTATGAGTTTTAGAATTTCCGTGAAAATCTAATAATAAACAATG